AGCATGTTCCTGTTCATTCCAACTACATTTTACAGTAGTTAGAAATACCACCCACTCCGACCGTCCTTATTAGGGACGATCAGTATGGGGGCTCCCACCCAAGACCATCGCTGGTCTTCGGTCTCCCTGGAATCCCGTGCTCAAATTTCGAAAAGAGCCCGGGCGCTTCAGTAACGTACTGAAGCACTCCAGAGAGGGAATTGGTTGGCTTTCGAGTGGTTCTCGCCAGTTGGCGGTAACTTCGATACTCAAACCTATGTAAATTAGGATTCCATCTCTTTCGGAGATGATCTCTGCTTTCACCTAGGAATGAGAACCTTCCAACTCCTCCACAGCCGAGTCCAACAACCGGAAGGGATCTTACGACCCAATCCGGAAGTAACGATTCGGCAGCCACGGCGGCATGCCATAGACCTGCTTTATGCAAGTTGTTGGCGTAGTCGATTAGTGACTGCCTCGACTGTGGGCCGGTAGCCTCAATGCACTTCGTCTTCACTGATGTCACATCGACACCCTTGAAGGCATCCATACCGCAGGATTCCCTGAAGTTCCCCTTGACAAAACTTTTGTCTTGGTTCACTTTGAGGCCTAACGCATGGAGAAGAGTGCAAAGAGGATCATACCCGCTCACGGGGATAATGATATCATCCCCGTATACGCGGACCTTACCACGCAACCTGCCAAGTGGCTTGCTTGTCCACTTGTTACAGAAGAAGTCTTTCGGACTTTTCGCTTCAAAACCGCAAGCGGTTAGAGCGATGATCAAAAAGATGATCGACTGTACAGGAAACGTGATCGCTGTACCTTGAGTGACGAACTTCTTCGGAACGAAGTAGTTCGGGGACTGAGTCTTATCGACACAGTCTTTTACCCACCGCGTTCGGCTGGCATGGAAAGCCCGAAGTAAGGATTTATTCTTACGAAAGGCTCTTTCAACCAACCAACACGTCAGTCTATCAGACGCCGAGGAGAGATCCACGGTAGCTAACGACTGATCTAAGGAAGCTTTAGAGACGAGCTGGCGAGAGAACTCTTGGTTCCTGAAGGACACAAATTCAGTCCCGAAGATACCCAAAAGTCTCTCCTCCAAGAATCGCTTTATGAACTGTTGACACCACTGATGTGATGTCGGTTCAGATGCGATTAATCTAGGCCCCTTAGCCGTTTTTGGTACGGCAAGAAGCTTAGACGGCGGCTCATGTGAGCTAGGCGAAGTTTGGTGAGTTGTGGTTCGATCCATTGGATCATAGCCACATCCCCTCTGCTGCGGTAGAAGGTCCCTTTGATTGGACCCCACAACTGCAGTGCTAGATCTTCCAAGTAGGAAAATCTGGCGTACCAGCCTAGAATCACCTGTTTCTCCCCTGAGGAACACTCGTTCAAGGGTGTTCTCCAGTTTCGCTGGATGATCCTCGAAGTTAAATTTGAGACTTCGAGGAGGGTCGAGTGGACTAGATCGAAATGATCTACCCACTCTACCGTATTCAGCGTAGGGGAATTCAGCTCCGAGCTTTTCGGACCATGTAGGGAAGTCATACTTATACTCCTTGCTAGTTAGATCCGAAACAGCACCAGGCCCATGCCTGAAGCCTATCCCATTGGAATGGTCTCGGATCGAGGATATAAACTCTTCGATTCCGAAATTACCAATGGTTTGGGAGAAGATGTCGAAGTTTTGTTGACATCTCCTGAGGATTGCTCTATGGGATTCACTGACAGGAACAATGGGTTCTTCCCAAAGTTCAAGTTGCTCATCCCGGACGCCAGTAGCGCGAAGATCGCAAAGATCATCAAGACTACAAGCGTCATTAGAGCCCAAGTCGTCATCGCTCCAACTGAGTGTTGGAACCCTGGCTTCTCGTTCGACAAGGTAATACTCCTCCATAACGGACTTAGTCCGTGCGGGAGAGCATACCGTCTCCAGCTTCTTTCCAAGTTGCAATATTTGCTTCAAGAAAAAGACTGCTGTAGGGTCGGCATCCTCCTTTAGGTTGCCACGACTATCAAAGATCCGTAACCATAGTCCCCGGAGAAATCTGGGCACTAGGACGGTAGGGGATGCTCGTTTGCTTAGAGCACCTTCCACCGTAAGACGGCCGCTTTCAAAGGCATTGTTAAGTGCCTTATCGAGAGCCGGGAGGTCTAGGGTAAAGATCCCTATTCCTCTCTCTTTGACCAAAAGGGTGAGTCTCTCTATATCTCGAGAAACGTCCTCTGCGTCGTTAGGGTATGCCACCAGGTAGTCTGCAAAGACACCCAGTGCTACCTTGAGCAAACCATTTGCTTGACTTTTCATGTCTGACTCCTTTTAAGGTGAAGACAATTCAAGCCACCGCACGATGCTAAGATCAACGAGTATAATACTCTATATGAGTATTACGACTCCCAATTCAGCAGCTTGGTGAAATTGGCTTCCGTCTGGAAGCCAGTCACGCCGGCCGCGAATTTGGCGGAACTCACAATCGAGTCCGTCTGGTCGTTTTCAAGTACAGAATAGTACTTGCGAACGGTGTTGATAGTAGCTGGAGCAACTGCGAACACAGTTTCCACCAACTCGATGTTGTGACGGTCAACCTTGACCGAACCACGCGTCTTGTCAGTGTAGCTAGTGTTCCGGAGCTTCAAACGAAACGAACCTGCACTATCGCGAAGGAAATATTCTGAGCCATACGAGTCTTGGTTGACTCGGTTCAGGACCTTAGCGACGGCATTAATCGTAATCGTAATCGTATCGGTGAACATGGTATTACTCCTTGGATGCTCCTTACTCGGAATGAGTTCGGTAGCTGTTAACCCGGCCTACGCCGAGTTACAGCGATAGCACCAAGTATCGTTATCTGCCTTTGCGTAAGCAGCGGCAGTTGGACGTCGATAATTGACCCAGTATGTCTCCTACGTTGCTTGGTCTCAAGAGTACCCGAGAAAGGCGTAATAGCCCCAGGGTAGTTCGAGAGACCTTGTATTGTAGTAATTGAATGGTCCATGAGCTGAACTTGCCCATGGGTAGCACCAATTATGTTACGACTTCCTTCAAGGATGTCGCCAATATTGGTAAACCAATCAATCATCCAAGACCACGGCATCAGATTCCATAAGGTTGACATATCTAATTTCAACCCGAGGACTGCGTCTATGGTTTTGAGAAGAGACCGACCCTCCGTTTCCCCGAGCTCGTCTGGAGTCCAGACGACAAAACCTCGGAGTTTGGTTTGAGTGGTATAATCCAGATAATGGTGAACAACAAGTTTGTACCCAGACTGAGTTATAACATCGTACGAGCCAGATACGGATCCGGCCCAAAGGTCGACACTGCGTCGAAGGCCTCCCTCAGACTTCAATCGTCGGATTTCATCCAGACGTTTAACCACATCATCTCTGATAGTGGCGAGTTTTCTGAGGTCCTTTACGAGTGGTATCCAACCAAACTCGCGATTGAGGGTTTGTTTTCCCCATTTGCGAATAAGGCTATCACCTTCCTTTTGTATTAATTTAGGAAGTTCTCGTAATTCGGCAACGCTAACCGATAGATCAACTACCGGTCTGCTAGGATTAGTCTTCTTGACTGTATCCGTCGCTAAAAACGCGTTGCTAGGTCTTCCAGGTATAGCTAAGTGAGCATAAAGCGAATCATTAGGATTCGCCAGCCTGCTCGCTTGCCAGTTCGTCCACTTCGCACCGGTCGTACCGGATGTAACTAAGGTTTTGATAATGCCACCAAGTGAAGTGACATGTCTCGTATCAAAGTTCCATCCGTCGCCGGTCATTGTCTCATCAGTAACCTTCCGATATTTTGAAAGGTTATTCTGAGATGCAATAGGGTTGCCTAAGTAGTCAACCATATTGCCAACACCACTATATTCTGTGGTGAAGCGAACTCTGGACACACTATACCTCCTATCGTTTTCGGGAGAAAGAGTCTAAAAGACTCTGGAGGTCCGCAAGGACC